AATCCTTCAAGGTTCTGAACCATTTGAACAGCTCCCCAACGGTCAAAAGCAATTTCTCGAATGTTATACTTTTCTCCCAGTTCCTCAATAAACCGCTCAATGTAGCCGTAATGTACTACATTGCCTTCTGTAGTTAGAATATACCCTTGCTTCTCCCAAAGATCGTATTGCACATGGTCTCTTCGAACTCGGAGGTCAATGTTGTCCTCTGGCATCCAAAAATACGGAAGAACAACGTATTTATCTGTTTCATCCTCTGGTGGGAACACCAACACAAAGGCTGTAATGTCTGTTGTAGAAGATAAGTCAAGACCCCCATAACATACCCGCCCTTCAAGACTTTCTGGTATAACTGGAAATGCACAGGCATCCCACTTTGCCATTGGCATCCAACGGACAGACTGTTTAACCCACTGATTCAATCTTAATTGCCTGAAGCTGTTCTCTTCAGCAGGGTTTTGCTTTGCACTTTCACAAGCTGCCCTTACCTTGTCAATTCCCACCGTAATTCCTAAGCTTGGATTTGCTTTCTTCCACACTTTTGGATCTGTCCAATCATCCTCTTCTTTGGCACCATAGATTAAGGGGTAAAAGGTAGGATCGTATTTTCTGCCCTCAATAATATCAACCGCTTTTTGGTGTGTTTCGTAGCAAATACTCTGGGTATCCGTCCCCGCAGTGGTGATAAGAAAATATAGTGGTTGGGTCCTCGCATCCCCAGATCCTTTCGTCATAACGTCAAATAATTTGCGGTTTGGCTGAGTATGAAGTTCATCAAAAACAACACCATGTATATTGAAGCCGTGTTTGGAATAGGCTTCAGCCGACAATACCTGATAGAAGCTGTTGGTCGGCAGGTACACCAATCGCTTAGTTGAAGCCAGCAACTTTACTCGTTTATTCAGTGCCGGACACATCCGCACCATATCGGCTGCTACTTCAAATACAATTGATGCCTGCTGGCGGTCAGCGGCACAACCGTACACCTCTGCCCGTTCTTCACCATCACCGCAAGTGAGGAGAAGTGCAATTGCTGCGGCAAGCTCGCTTTTTCCCATCTTTTTAGGTATCTCTACATAAGCAGTATTAAACTGCCGATATCCATCTGGCTTTAAAATTCCAAATAAATCACGGATTATTTGCTCCTGCCAATCGATAAGTTCAAAAGGCTTACCTGCCCATAAACCTTTCGTATGGGAGAGTGCTTCGATAAAAGCTACAGCGTAATCAGCAGCATCCTTATCGTAATATGACCCATCAGCTATAAAGGCGGTCGGCTTATATTTCTTCAGTTTCCGCATAAACACCGCCCCTTTTATGAAAAAGGACAAAAGAAAAGAGCCTCAATCCTATAGATGAAGCCCTTCTCCTTATCCTAGTTAAATTTTTTTTACTTCTTTTCATCCACTTCCCCCGTCAGTATGAAATGAGCATATTCCGTTTTATGGTCTATTAAATAGACTACCAATTCATAAAACCCTCGTTCATTTGCTTCATACTGGACTCGGTTTGCATCAAACATATTTGTGACTCCACTTTCTCGGATGGAAAGGATTTGTTCTTTGATTATCTCATTCATTTATTACCTCCCCCGATTCATGTTTACTCTTCGATTCTCTTGCATAAATCCTCACCAAAGGCTACTCCAAGGGAACCACCCGAATCCCAACTGACATGAATCGTTCCTATGTCATCAACACTAGTAACCGTACCTTTAGATCCAGGCTGAAGTTTAGTATAAGGGTTGTTCATTTTAAGTAGCATCACACGTGTTCCTGGAGTGTAATAGCTTCTAAGTTGCTTTAGCATTTCTGGGTGAATGATATTCATTGTTCACTCACCTCCTGCTTGGCCGTTCCGCTTTTGAAAGCGGAGCTACCTGAAAGCTTGGAAAGGAGAATCTTTCGTTCCATCTTATATTCTGGTCCGATAAAACCAAGCCTTAGCAGGAAGCAACGGAAAGCATATTTTTCATTCTCTACTGATTTCTCGGTGGAGTTGACACGGGTCTGTTTTTTCGCCATTTCGCAAAGTGCCGTGACAAAATGGGTGTATGCCTTAACCTCCTCTGAGGAGCACTCACCTTGAAACCAAGGGAATGCTACAAATTCCTCATATACAATGACGGGAATGGAATCCGTATCAATTGCTTTCTTTATTAGAGTTGCTTTGCTCTCTACCAATCCTTTTAGGTTCTCGATTGCCGTGTCGGTAAAATCTGCCCGTGGCATTTGAATTATCAGATTGATAGATTCTTCCGTTTCATTTGCTTCTGCTTTCGGAGGTGGTGCGTCAAATTCTTCTGAAATTGCTTTGAAGTCGTGAAGTCCCAATAGATCATCGACCAGTTCCTTTTTATCTGGTCCGCTTAGAACTCCGTTTTTGTTAACATTGTAGTCTGCCAACTCATATGCAAATGTAGGTGCTCCGAGATATTTTACAGGGGCGTTTAGTTGTTGGCTGATTGCGTTAACCAGTGCTTTTCTTTTTGGTCCCGTAACATTATAGTTAATCTTCATTTTCATACCGCCTTTCTATTTTCGGTACGTACATATATCACTCTAAAGGCTGTTAATATCAAGTCATTTAGAGCATCTTTCTGTAGAAAATACGGTTCCATTAATCGGCGGTATTTTGTGTAGATAACACAATGCCAGTCAGCACAAAACAAACGCATGGAAGTGCTACGCCATTACCCCACATTTTATATTCAGCTGCATCGGAATGAGGATTGTTAAGCCATTTTATAATCTGATTTCTTGTTTTTGGCCTTTTGCTTTTACCTATAATTTTGCGGTGAGTTTCCCAAACCTCCGTCCAGAATGAAATTTCATCTTCTGTAGGATTTTCCGTACCAAGATCATCGCACCAATCATCGGGAAAACCTTGCAATCTTGCACATTCCGTTGGTGTAAGCCTTCGAACAATATAGTCCGGCTCAACCAATCCATTTTGATAGCCTGGATTGGTACCATTGATAATCGTATTTGATGTACCGTCCTGTCTGTAGCATTGACTTTCAGCTTTCATCTGAGGATAAAATGATGCTGGTTGTGCCACTGCTCCAGGACCTTTTGCTGTAAGCGTAGGTTGCTGTTCTTCATCTATAGTCGGTTTATAAAGAGCGCTCTGTCCTTGATTAAAAGCCGCCCGATCAATACCGTAAGAAGGCTGAGTCACAACAGGAGCATCCTTATAATCTCTCGACAATAGAGTAGGTGCTTTATCTTCTTCAACCTGTGCATAGGCTCCGGTAGTCATGGCATAGGCAACAGCATGACGATCAGCGGTATTAAGCGTAAAAGAAACATCTTCATCTATACCGCTTCCTTGGGGACCGTTTTTATCCTCTCTTCCAATCATCGAGCCTTGCAGAGCAACTACTGCAATACCACCTTGATTACATCCCGGATTTCCCCCATTGGCATCAATGGTCCGAGAAGTATCAGCTTCATATATACCGCTATGCGGATTGCTAGACTGCATGGAATTGCTTTTATCAGAACAGATGCCATATGCGGTGGGCACAAAAACGGTCTGATCATTATTGCATCCATGAGTTGCAGACTTGTCATCCTGTATCAATGCACCCTTGCCACCGCCTTCACAGCCGGAGCGGATTTTTAAAGTTTTAGGAGTGTTCATAACAAGGGGTACATTCCCACCACCAGTTCCCATCCGAGAGGTCAGCGTCTGTACTTTATTATCCTCCGAGAGTTTTACACGGCTATCAGTTGGATAGTTTTCTATTACAACAGCTGTTTGATTATCTCCCATGTTTGCACGAAGTGATCCACTTAAGTTTTCGTCAGTATGACCACCAACTCGAGAAGCAGCGCCCGGTTCAAAGGACATGACTGCACCTGGGACAACACCTGCTCTAAGTGTAGGGGAGCGTTCTTCCTCATATCCTACACTTCTGCTCTTGGCACTGTGTTCGGTGCAAAAACCGCTTGACTGCATTACACAAGGCTGATGTCCATGTTCCTCTGCACGAAGTGTTGCAGTAATATCCTTCGATACAGACATCACTCTTCCACCTTGGTCATTTAGGCAAGTTATGCTATCGCCTGTTTTTCCAGTGCAGTTTTTAGCATTGTCGGCAGTTCTTTGCCACGGGCTGCCGCTCGGCGTAAAATTCCTTGGCATGCCTTCGGACTCAAATAGTATTTCTCCGGCACATCTGTCTGCAAAATCTGCGACAAGGTAGATTCTACGACGACGTTGGGGGACTC